GAGAACTTGTATGGTATTTTTTTGATTGCTCTACTCATAATATATAATCTCTCTGGTGTTCATGCCAGCCTCATATGATGAGGTTGAGAGAGAGAAGGCCGACATGAACGGGAAAGTATTTAAATGCCTGAAGCACTACCTGGTGCCTGTGGATAAACCTCTGGTTTAGGAATCATAAAATTTTCATCCCAGCCGAACGCCTCTTTCACCACATCTTTTGATAAACCTTTGTAAACTTGATGTAATCTTTTATCTTTTGCAGCAATCAAAACTTTTGCTTCACTCTCATGTAAACCCTCGCACATTTGTATGAACATTTGTTCTTTACGAGCTTGTTTTGTTTCATTGTCTGCACCTTTGATAAAGTGCCAAAGTTTTTTTGCCTCCATTGCTAGAACTGTATGTTCTGTTCCTTCGGGTGCGTCATTTGGTGTAAATGGAACATCACCTGATGGTATGACCCATTCTTTAGTTGGGTCAAAAGAAGCTTTCAATATCATTCTTAATGAATCACTATCATTTTGTTGTAGAATTTCAATCTTTTTAGCTTTGGTTTTTGCTTTATGAACTTTATCTAGGATTTCTGAAATGAGTAATGTATTATTACTGTTTTGTGCAGTTGCTATATTAACCATTTTAAAACTCTCCAATATTTTCAGTTAGACTTGTTAGTCTTTTTTCTATAAAGTAATTTAATAATTTGCTTCTATTACCACAAGAAGCTCCTTTGAAATCATCTAGTATATCTAATTCTAATTTTTCTGGTATATTATCCAAGTTAATTAATTTAAAATTCCTCTGATAATTTCGTTTCAATTCATCATTTAAATCATCAATTTCAGTAGCAAGTATATCATGCATCTTCTTAGATGTCAAGGGCCTTTGCCTTAATTCATCTGTAAAAGTATGGTCGGGTGATAGAACATTTGGAACACCATCTGATTTATCACCTTTTAATACATGCTCTTTTATATAGACATTTGGGTCAACTCCATTCACAAGTTTTTTAGTGATAGGACTATACTGACTTACATTGCCATATTTTTGTAACTGTATGAAATCTTTATCACCAGATACAATCATGATTTTCTCACTTTGATAATGTTTACATAATGTTGCAATTACATCATCTGCTTCTGCTCCATAAGTCTCTACAACTTTATAGGGCAAAAATTCTTTTATCTCATTTTTGATTTGATTGAGAACTTCAAAAATACTATCCCAATCCTTATTATCTTCTTCTCTATTTTTTCTACGATTTGATTTATACTGTGGAAAAAATTCTCTACGCCAGTATGATTTTGAATCATATGCTAGAACCATCTCTCCATAGTCTTCGTTAAACATTGTTCGATACATTCTTACAGAATTGAGTATCATGTGTCTAACCATATCTTCTTCTAACTCACCTTTGTTCATATGCAAATGCATCATAAGAGATGCAACAGATATTTGATTCATGTCAATTAGTATCATAATTCAGTATTCTGATTTGATGGTCGATATCTTATAATTAGACAAGCAATTGCAATCAATAATATTGCACTTGCCTCATAAACTAACGCACTTGGGTCCATGTCTTTACCTTGTAGTATTATTAATCTTGATAACGCTGTCATAGCAATAAACAATGGTAGTGTAATAGGTATCTTATTACTCATATAGAATACACCTATCATACCCAAGACCTCTGTGTATATAAACAACAATAACAAATCAGGTAGATTAACTTTTCCTACCATGTATATTGACATTATCTCTTGTATGGTTGCAACAATCGTTAGAAGTGCAATCACACCTAGTAATCCTTTTTCTATAATTTTTATTGAATTCATATCTCTCTCTTTAGAAAGGGTGGCCCGAAGACCACCCCACTAATTCTTAATTAATTAAGAAGCGTATGAAACTCCTGTTCCATAAAGTGCTTTGATTCCAGCAGCAATAATTGTTTTATCAACTTTACCACCCATCAATACTGCACCTACACCAGCGTTAATAATTGCTTGTGTTGGTTCACCCATACGATATGATGTACCATTTGCAGTTTTATTGATATAAATCATATGACCTTGACTTCTTAATTTGTCAACCATCGCTTGTGGTGATGTTAGGTCAAACTGACTTCTTAATTGAGACCAAGTAAGTGTCTTACCTGATTCAAATGCATTTAATACGCGTTGTGTTTTTGATAGTGCTTTTCTACCCATGTTATTTTCTCCTTTCGAAAATTAAATTTAATTTGACTAAATTAACGCCTCGTATAGTCATATCGGCGATTACATTATTGTAATTCTTAAAATTCTTTTCCGTCATTATCTTCATCATCTTTACCATGAATTTTTTCTGTTCTCAAATTATGTAAAGAACCTTTTTCTTTTTCATCTTTCCACTTTGATATCTCTTCAGGGTCAGTCTCTAATTCTGTATCTGGTAGAAATTCAACATCGGTCTGCTCCTCTGATATAGTTTCTGCCATCTCTACCAACTCTTTCAATAAACCACTATCGAACTTAGAATAGTGCATATCAACACCATCTGCATTTTCAGTCCTATCGGGTACCATTAGAGAATCAACTAATCCTTGAATTATATGTGGTAGGTTTTCTTGTCTAAACATAGCAGACTTAACTACTTCTGATAAAAAACCTATATCTAAAATAAAATCTGATTTTCCTATTTCATAACCTTGTTCTGATAAGGTATGAATTAATTGTACCATAATATTTTCAGTTATAGAATCAACCTTAAGTATCTTAGATTGCATTTCTAATTGAGTAGTATTTTTTTCTAATGCTCGGTCATATTTTTTCTTTACCCAATTTTCAGCATCTTCACTATTAACTTTATTATGACCTGACCAAGGGCCTATAATTATATTGTCTTTTGTCTCATCTGTCATGATATAATCTTTTTCTCAACTGGTACGATTTGACCTGTGTATTGTAAATAATTGTCTGTTATTTCTTTTTTAGGTTCATTAATTGTTATTATGTTTTCCTCTTTGATAGTAAATTCATCATTCTCAGCGAATGGTATAAAAGGTGAAAAATATAATTTAGTCTCTGAACCACCACTAGGGTTTTGAGCCATCGGTATAAGTACAAATGGTTTTGATATTGTTGTTGTTTCATCATCAGAGTATGTTACTTCTGCTACAATATCCTCACCAGTGGTAAGTCTTAATAATTTTATGTCTGCCATTTTAGTGTCCTTTTTTTCTTCGATAATTATTTTTCATTTGATGTGGCCCTGGCGTTTCTCTTAACTTCTTTAACCATCTCTGTCTTCCAGCTGACTTGGCCAATCTTTTCTTCTCACTTTTCTTCGTAAAAAATTGCTTGTCATGAGCAAGATTCAAAACACCAGCTTTAAGAATTTTCTTTTTGAATATTCGTAATGCTTTGTTTATATCATCTCCATGAACTATTACCTCTAGACCACCAGCTTTTTCCTGTGGTTTTTTCTTGAAGTTTTTTTTCTTTTCGTAACTTTTTACTTGAAACTTTTGTCTTGGTTTTGTGGAACTACCTCTCAAACTCGACCTCCTACGATTGAAGTGGTTAAATCATAAACTGCCTGAATGGCATCAAATTTATTTTCGAATCCTAGAATGTCTAGATTGTCCATATTCTTATCTAAGATTTCTAATGCATCATCCTCTGATATGTCACCACCAACTAACTTCATGGCGGTAACATTTAGAATATTTTCAGCTTGTTCCATAGCGTAATCTTTTACTTGTCCCATTATGCAGCCTCCAACATAGCCATCGGTACAGAATATCTACGACCACCTATATCGACAGTACATCTTTTTTGTTTAATTTTGATAAGTGTACCCAACTCTCTTTTAGTCTTTTGAACTACATACACTTGTTGACCTTCTTGTAATGATGATTTTGCATTCATCACTTGAACATCACGAATAAAATCTATCAGACCATTTAACTCTGATAAATCCATATTCATGATTTCTTTTCGTATACTCTCTTTCATATTTTCAACCTCTCTTGATTTAAATTACATGGCAATCTTAACATATCCATACAAGATATGTCAAGGGTTAATTTTAGATTCTGTATGGTAATGATAACCCCTTTAAAAGACTGAATTTGTCTTGATTCCAATATTCTCTGATATGAGAATAATTCTCATCTAGGTATATCATATTAATCCATACATTAGGGAATTGTCCTCTCTCATCCATACATTGTATATGGAAATCAATCTCATCAAAAGTTTGTTCTAATTTAAATTTTCTGTTTTCACTCATATTTTCTCTCTCTTTTTATGATTCTGTAGCCATTATGACAGGTCATACAACTATTGTCAAGGGTTATTTTGCCCTTATTTTTG